AGCCAGTAGAGATCCGATTGCTTCTCGTCCTCACTAAAGGCTTTTCTGAATCCTTTTTTTGCATAGAGCTCAAAGGCCACCTCAATACGGGGTGTGATCTGATGCTCAGTTACATCCCCGTTAGCCCTTGTTATTTTGAGTCGTGCCATTTTTGCCCCTTTTCTTTTCTTTAGACTGTAGTGTCTACTACGATAGGTGAATTACAAGTAAACGTAATCGACTGGGTACTGATGTCCCCGACGGCCCCGTTAATGTCGGTGGTGTTGTTTACCAAAATCGTAGTTTGATATTCCGGATTCGCAGCCGAGATAGCTGCGCTTGTCTGCTTAAGTGTTAGAGGTACTGTCTGACCGAAAGCCTGTTGCAAGGTCTGTAGTACTTCACTGGCTGCAGTATCGTTGAGAAAATCTAGCGTCACGGTGCTAGTTTCCAATCCACGGGCGTAACGTCTCGAGGAGTCGCCCATCGCAGTAATTTCCAATTCCTCGAATGTTCTGTTAATCGTGGCGCTTGTTACGTGATCGGATAGGTCTACCGAGTTAAGGGTTACGACCACTCCATTTGATAAGAATACGGCCATTGACCTATTCCTCGCTTTCAGTAGTTGGTGTTGGTGTTGGTTTTTCTTTTGCTACTTTGACCGGTGCAGGCTCGTCTACGATCTGCCCGATCTTTCGCAAAAACTTTAGGTCATCCTCTGTATATGGCATTAGTTAGCTCCAGCTCGTGAGTATTGAGATACGGAAATCGGCAGTAAGCAGCGTGCCACTTTGTACATCTAGTACGGTAGGCGCCGAAAGACTGCCAACATTCATTACGATAGTAGAGGCAGCTAGTTTATTAAACACTGCTACCGCTAGGGTTTCGATCCCGTTTAGGTTGCCCTGATTATCGAGCATCGGCACCGTTAAAATAATCTTAAAGTTAGCCATAGGTGAAATAGTCGCGTAGGTGTTATTGCTCGGTGTTAAATAAGGATCGTCGGGTACGACGATAACACTATTAGCCGTGATAGTTGGAGGCGGAAAGCTATAGGTATTCCAAGAGTTAGGAGTATCTAAAGCTGCAGCCAGTGAGGCACGTAGGGTAGTTATCGCGGCAGCCATTTAGCCCACCATAGAGTTAGGATTTTGATAACCGGCAATAAGGCCCCTGATCTTGCCGATCATTGAGTTACCCATCCGATAGGGACTTGGGCTAAGCCCGTCGATCGACACGCCGCCAGTCTGTGAGACTTGGCGAGCTTGGAAAATATCTACTGCGAGGATCATCGCCGCCTCACGGATAGCCGGAGTCGTAGCGTAAGAATTGGTTTTAGTATCTGCTCCTACGGCTGAGCCATAAGGTAGTACGCGCTGAAAATTGACGTTCGCCGCGGTCTTTGTAAATTGGATAAAGCTATATCCAGCAGGCCAATTCCAAGAATACGGATTCCATACAAGAGTAGGGATCTGATTTGTAGTCCCGGCGCTCCACGGCATCGTACCGGTGATCGTGTAAGTGCCGTTAAAAGTTGCGCCGCATCCACTCAAGGTAACGCTCTGGCCCGTAGTAAAAATCATCGGATTAGCGATCATCGCAGTAGCTACGTTATTTTGCAGTGTTACTCCCACTACTGGAGCTGATGCAAACCATAAAAACTGATTGAGGAGATCCTGAGCAGTCTGGCAACACGTTTCGACAATATCGCTTGAGTAAAGATTTTCGATACCCAAGTTAGCTCTTAACTCGGCTTCGGTGACGTAAGTTGCAGGCATCTCTTTACTCCAATCTTAAAAGAGGCCGGTAGGGCTCAAAGGGCTAAGAGCCCTACCGACTATTAGGTTTTTTGCTTAGATTTTCGCAAACTTGATGATGCCATTTGGCATCTTTGCGATAGTTGCCATAAAGCCGTAGATAGCAACCTGCACCTGCAGATTACTTACGACGTTTACGCTCATATAAGCCTGTGGTCCACGGTAAACCGTAAACGCCTCAGGAGCGAGGATGATTGCAGAGTTATCATCTACTGCAGTCTGCGCAAAGTTACGATCTACGTAGAGATCGAGTCCTAGTACGTTACCGCGGATAGAGCCCGGATTAACTTGACCGGCTGCGTTCATTGGCTGAATAGCGTTATAGATTGGTCGCTTTGTCGTATCTGTTGCGCCCATTAGTAGCTGCCATTGTGCACCGTTAGCCAGATAGTTTTGAGCAAAGTAACCGGTGTTTTCATAGACAAGCTTTGCAGCTTGTGAGCTATAAGCGATTACGCCGTCACTATCAGCGGTAGTAGCTGATGCGTTAGTACCTGCAGCAAGTAGAGCCGTAAGTACTGCACTATCAATAGCAGTCAAATACGCATTTTGCAGCTGATTTGTCAATTCCGCATAGAAGTTGGGATCTGACCGCTCGAGAAGTTCGACTGAGATCGTATTCATACCTGAATACTTGCTTACTGTACCGGTTAGGTATTCTGTAACCATACCGGTATTAGATACTGCTCCTGCTTCTGCCTCTACTGTAACCGTTGGAGCTACGCCTGAGCCTCCACCGGCACTGGTAACAAGTGAGGGCACTGAAATATTCATACCCTGAGCCGGCAAAGTTCCTTGAGAGCAGGCATCAATGGCAGGTGTTCCAAAGCGTGTATTTGTTACAAACTCTGAAAGGTACTGAGTAGGGTTAAAAGCAGGGTTAGTGCTAAAGCTATCATCAGCTGCAGTTACGTAGAGACGTGATTCATCGCTACCGAGTGCAGCTTTGATCTTGTGCTCTGTGTATGTCGCCATAGATACGATAGGTGTACGGACTCGCTGAGAGTCTAGTACTGATGGACTAAAGATCTTACGAGCAGCCTCGACATTTTCAGCCTCAGCAGGTGCATCTAACGGAGTTTCATCCGGTGTATTTTCAGGGGCAGTGGTCACGGCCTCCTCCATTTCTGTTTCTGTTTCTTTTTCGATCTCTACGATAGTCGTAGAAATAGTAGTGGTTTTTTCTTTTGTACTTGTTGCAGCCTCTAGAGCTGCACGAGCAGCGGCAATATCCGTTACTGATGCACTTGAAAAGGCGGCACTCTCGACAAGTGATACCTCTTTGAGGACTGCAGCGGTAACGAGCAAGTAATCTCCCATTGGCTTAGAGGCAGTTACATCCACCCCTACGGATAAGCCAGATACGAGGTTTTCTTGCGCTAGTACGAGAGCATCTTGTCCTCGAGTGCTACTCGAAAGCTTAAACGATCCGTAAACGCCTTCTGTAGAGTCACTGAACGAAATTGCGCGACCTACTGGCTTATCTTGTTGATGCTGCATTAATAATTTGACTTTAGAGGCATCTGCATAAGTAATTGAGCCGCGCTCGAACATTACCGGGCCTGCGCTTGTATGGCCGATCTCGCCATATGGTGCGACAAGTCCAGAGATAATACGGCGCTCTGTATCTGCAGCTTGGATCTCTTGACTAAACGTTAGTAGCACTTGTATCTCCTAGCGGTGTTAGTTGCTCCATTTGTCGAGCTTGGTTTACGTCAATCAAATCAAGATTTAACATTTTCTCGATAATATCTAAACGGTCTTTTGCATCGACACGTAAAAACGTATCGTCTACCGCAAAACGCACCTGATTTGAGCCATTTGTTATGTCATTCATACTGAGCCTGTCCTCAATGGCTGAGATATAAGGCTGCAAAGAATAAGCGACAAACTCTTTACGACCATCTAAAATATTTTGGTACGTCATCGAGTTATTCATATCCGCGCTAATTAGATAACTCGGGACGTTCATAGCGCGGCTAATTTCGGTAGCGAGGTACTGGCTAAAATCTACGTAGCCCATTTCTTTAGGCGAAAAGCCAATATTTTCTGCACTGAGAGTGGACGTTAGATATGCGGTACTGCGATTTCTGCGAGCCGAGTTCCAGCCGGCGAGTATGCCTTGTATTTGTGATTCCGGTAGATCAGCACCATTATTTTTTAGGATAGTCGTAGCCATCGGAGTAGCTGCAGATACGGCGGCTGCCTTTTGTACATCCCACGCAGCTTTAATAGTAGTACTTGCAGACTGCAATACCCCAGGCAGTAGAGATTGAAAAGTAACGAGAGATCCAATACCGGCCATAGGTACGAGCTGACCATCTACAAAATAATCTTTAACCTCGGTGCCGTATTTGTTAGTAGTGTAAGTAACGCGATTATTAGCGACCCACTCAAAGCCGGATGGTCTGCCGTCATCGGCGTACAAAGAAGTAACGCGCCAATATGCCACTGCATAAAACATTAAACTATCTACGGTTGCAGCGATAGTTACGCTACGTGGTTGGCGCTGATCTGGTTGCTCAAGCCATACCGGAGAGCCTAATTTTTCACCAGTTGATTTTTTATAAAGTCCTAAGTCGATCGAGGATATAACTCCAGCGACTAAGTTACGGCAGCGAGCTACGCTACTAACCTGCAGTGCAAAATTGCGATCAATACCAATACCGTTATATCCAAAAGCGGAATTAGTATTAAACGATCCGTAGCCGTATGTAGTATCCATAACGGCCGGGGCATATTGAGCCTC